CCGATGTCGATAACTTTACCAAGAACCTTGATAAGGCAGATAAAGATGTAGCTACCTTTGGGGATAAGGTTGCTAAGTTTGGCAAGATAGCAGGAGCGGCCTTTGCAGCAGCCGGAGCAGCAGCCGTAGCCTATGCAGGCAAGTTAGCCATTGATGGCGTTAAGTCAGCCATCGAGGATGAAGCAGCCCAAGCCAAGTTAGCCAATACGCTTCGCAATGTTACTAAGGCTACAGATGCTCAGATAGCCAGCACAGAGGATTACATCCTTAAGACTTCCCTTGCTACTGGTGTCGCAGATGACGAGCTTCGCCCATCGTTAGATCGCTTAACTCGAGCCACTAAAGATTTAGACAAGGCGCAGCAATTACAGACCCTTGCATTAGATATCGCGGCTGGTAGCGGTAAGTCACTTCAGGCAGTCACAGAGAGCCTCTCAAAGGCTCAGGAAGGCAACCTAGCAGGCCTTAGCCGCTTAGGTGTAGGCATTACAAAGGCAGAACTAGCAAGCCTTTCATTCGACCAGATTACAGCTAAATTAGCCGGAACTTTCGAGAACCAGGCTTCTAAGCAGGCAGACACATTCCAAGGAAAGTTAGCCCGTCTCACAGTAGCCTTCGATGAAGGTAAGGAAACAGTAGGCGCTTATATCCTTGATGCCATTACTCCAATGGTCGAGACTTTAGTTAAGAATGTTATCCCTGCAATCCAAGACTTTACTTCTAACCTAGGCGAAAAACTTGCTCCAGTTATGAAGGTTCTACAGCCAATCATTAACGGCTTACGATCAGCCTTTAGTTCTGTAAGAAATGCTCTTGCTGAAAACAATGACGAGCTGCGCCCATTCTTTAACCTTCTTAAAAATATTACAGACTTCGTAGTTACCTATATGGCACCGGCTATTGGTCAAACTCTAGGCTTAGCCTTTAAGGCTCTAGGTAAAATCCTAGAAGGGGTTATTGATACCTTTGCTAGTTTCGTTTCTAAGATTACAAAGATTTATGACACCATTACAGGAATCCTAAATGCAATCAAGGGCGCAGGGTCAGCAGTAGGTAACTTTATATCCGGTGCTTCATTACCTTCAGGGGCTACATCTCCATCGACTCCTGTTACTCCAAGCCCACCTTTACAGACACCTTCGCTTCCACGATACATTTATGCCAGCACAGGCAGCACTAATATCACAGTCAATGGCGCAATCGACAGCGAATCAACAGCCCGCCAGATCGTAACTATTCTTAATGACTCCTCAGCTCGAGGAACCCTAGGCGGGAACTTAATCTACGCATGACCGCCTGGACTCCCACTTATAAGATTCTGGTAGATGGCTATGAAGTAACCGATGTTACCGTTGCCAACCTAACAGTAACTTCTGGGCGTACTGACATAAATCAGCAACCAGTTGCAGGTTATTGCCAGTTGCAATTAATTAACTTTGATAACAGTTCTTATGACTTCACAGTAGGAACTAGCCTTACTGTAGAAGTAACCAATTCTGTAGCCACTTATGTCCCTATCTTTGGCGGCCTAATATCAGATTTTACTATTGCCGTTAATAGAGCCGGAGACCTTGGTTATACAACCATTGCCAATATTACAGCTCTTGGTGCATTGTCTAAATTGCCTAAGATTATTGATAACGGAATCTTGTCACAAGATTTTGACGGAGACCAGATTTATACACTTCTCTCAGCATATCTTTTAGGCCAATGGAACGAGGTTCCAGCAGCTCAGACTTGGGCTAATTATAACCCTACGGAAACTTGGGTTAATGCAGTAAATATTGGCTTGGGAGAAATTGACCAACCAGGCGATTATGAACTTATTGCACGATCATCTAGCAAGACAGACCTTTACTCACTTTGCACAGATATCGCTAACTCATCTTTTGGCGTTCTTTACGAGGATTCTAACGGCAATATTGGATATGCAGACCAGACTCATCGACAGGATTACCTAGCGGCTAACGGCTACACCACCCTAGATGCTAACCATGCCAATGGCCTTGGACTAGCTGCGACCACTCGCGCTGGAGACCTTAGAAACTACTTCAACATAATTTACGATAATAATGGCAACCAATCCTATGTAGCTGAGGATTTAACTAGCCAATCTGTTTATGGCACTTACGGTGAATCTTACTTATCTCGCATTAAAAAAACTGTAGATGCCGAAGCCTTGGCAGATCGTTACATTGAATTAAGAGCTAATCCTTTTCCTAAATTTCAAAGCATTACTTTTACTCTAGGAAACCCTGAGATTGACGATACCGATAGAGATGCGCTTATCAACATATTTTTAGGCCAGCCGGTCTGGATTCAGAACTTACCGCCTAACATCTCTTTGGGCTCTTTCCAGGGCTACATCGAGGGCTGGACATTCCGGGCAAGCCTTAATAACCTAAGCGTGACTTTCAACGCTTCTCCAATAAACTTCTCCCAAGTTGCGGTAAAATGGGAGCAGGTAAATGCAGCAGAGACTTGGAACACTCTAAGTCCAACCCTTACATGGAATGAAGCGATAGGAGTCGTAGCCTAATGGCAACAACAACCACTAACTTTGGCTGGGATATCCCTCAGTCAACCGATCTAGTAAAGGATGGCGCAACCGCTATCGCTGCACTAGGCCAAGATATTGACACAGCTATGGTCGACCTTAAAGGCGGCACTACAGGCCAAGTCCTTGCCAAGGCATCTGGAACAGACTTAGACTTTACATGGACAGAGCAGGATGACACCACTCTGGCATTTAACGCTCAAACCGGAACTACCTACACACTTGTAGCAGCAGACTTGGGCAAATTGGTTACTACATCTAATGCTTCGCCCGTCGTAGTTACAATTCCGCCGTCAGTATTTGCTGCCGGGAATCAAATAAATGTGCAGTCTATTGGCGTTGGTTTAACTTCATTTACAGCTGGGGCTGGTGTAACTATTACTTCAACTGGTGCAACAGCAGCTGCGCCGGTGCTTCGCGCCCGTTACTCTGCTTGCACAATTATCTGCACAGCTTCAAATACATTTACAATCGTGGGCGATTTATCATAATGTCCCCAATTCTCGGAATTTTTGCGTCGGCTATTTCCGGCAATTTAGGATTTAATGTTAACTATCTCGTGGTGGCTGGCGGCGGTGGCGGCGGTGGTTCAGCTGCCGGCGGCGGTGGTGCTGGTGGAGTTCGATGTACAGTTACGGCAACTGGCGGCGGTGGATCTTTAGAGTCAGCGTTAAAGGTAGGACTCAGCACTAATTACACGGTTACTGTTGGCGGTGGTGGTGCGGTAGGTGCAACAAATACAAAAGGCTCTAACGGGGCAAATTCTGTTTTTAGCACTATAACTTCAACCGGCGGTGGTGGTGGTGGCTCTTATTTGGATTCAAGCGGAGCAGGATCTACGGGTGGCTCAGGTGGTGGTGGTGGTTTTGAAGCCGGAACAGGCGGCACTGGTACAAGTAATCAAGGTTTTGCAGGACAGAATCATATTTCAGGAGACGGATCTGCTGATTTCATTGAAGGTGGCGGTGGTGGTGCTAGTGCTACTGGATCGAGTGGAACAGGCGGCAACGGCGTAGCAACTTCAATTACTGGATCGTCTGTAACTTATGGCGGTGGCGGTGGTGGTGCGGTAGGTTTTAACATCAGTGCTAAATCAGGTGGTACTGGCGGCGGTGGAACAGGATCAAGGCGCAACAACTCAAATGGAACTGCAGGATCTGTTAATACCGGCGGTGGTGGTGGTGGTGGAGATGCCACTAATAGAGTGGGCGGTGCTGGTGGTTCAGGCGTTGTGATTTTGCGTTACCCAAATAATTTTACAATTACAGTTGGGGCTGGTTTAACTGGTTCAACTGCTACAGATGGGTCATTCAAAGTTACAACAATTACTGCTGGCACAGGAAATGTGAGCTGGGCATAATGGCACATTACGCATTTTTAGATGAGAACAATGTAGTAACTGAAGTTATTACGGGCATAGATGAATCTGAACTTATTGAAGGTTTAGAGCCTGAGACTTGGTACGGCAATTTTCGAGGGCAAGTTTGTAAACGTACTTCTTATAACGGCAATATCCGCTATAACTATGCAGGCATTGGTTATACATATGATCCTGTAGACGATGCGTTTATCGCTCCTATGCCTAATTGTGGCCACGATAAATTGATCTTAAACAATGATAAGAAACAATGGGAGTGCGACAATGCAGAACACACCCCGATTGTGTAAAGCTGGACAACAGTTAAGGCTTCAAGTCGATGATTCTTACCCAGACAGAGATAGAACCTCAGACGGATGGATTGGGAATCTGGCTCACCAAGCTACTAAGTCGGATCATAATCCAGATAAGGCTCATGGAAATGTTGTCAGAGCAATCGATCTTGACCGAGATTTATCTGGTAAAGCAAAGCCAGACCTCATGCCTTACCTTGCTGATGAGATTCGACGATTCGCCAAGAAGGATAAGTCCAAGCGTATTGCCTATATCATTTTCGCAGGAAAAATTGCTTCACCTCGCATGGGCTGGCGCTGGCGGAAGTATTTTGGAATTAATCCGCACCACGCGCATTGCCATGTTTCTTTCACTAAGAAGGGCGATGCAGATGGCTCGTTCTTTAATATCCCAATGATAGGTGGCACAGCATGAACATGAAAAATCCAGCAATCCTTACAGCAGGTGCGTTCCTAGCTGCATGGGGAGCATCTAACTTTGCACTCGACTATCGCTCAGTTCTCTGGGCTGTACTAGCAGGCGTGTTCGGATACGCAACTCCTAAGAAATAATGAGCGCGGTAGATTATTCGGCTATTGCCGTTGGAATTGTTACTGTTCTAGGCGGCACAGCTGCGTTTCTACAGTTTCTAGTTAAGCATTACTTAAATGAACTTAAGCCCAATGGCGGCTCTAGCATTAAGGATCAGGTTAATCGACTGGAAGCGCGTGTCGATACAATCATCGAGCTGTTAGGCAAGTAACACTTATCCTATGGCAAGGAAACGACCAGTCATAGACTTAGATACTTACAGCAAACTCGATGCTTACTGCATTGCTATGAATGAGTATTACAAGTCATTACGCCGGGCAGGATTCACAGAGACTCATGCCTTCTGGCTGCTCTCAGATCGTGAATCATTCCCGGACTGGATTATTCCAAACCTACCCAACCGGATAGACAATATCCCATACGAGGATGATGACGAGGACTAATGACAGTCAAAAGAATTGCTTGGATTTCAGATATTCAAGCCCCGTTCTTTCATGAAGCAGCAGTCGAAAATCTAGGCAAGTTTTTAAAGGTCTACAAGCCTCACCAAACCATCTGTATCGGCGATGAGATTGACCTTCCGCAGCTTGGGGGCTTCGCGCAACCATGGCAAGAAGTAGAGGGCAACATCGATGAGGATCGTAAGCTTACTTTAGAGATTCTCGAGTATCTAGGTGTCACGGATGTAGTCGGTTCCAATCATGGCGCTCGAGTCTATAAGTCTCTATCTCGCAGACTCCCAGCATTTATGAACCTTCCAGAGCTGCGTTACGATAAATTTATGGGGTATGACAAGGCCGGGATTAAGTACCATCCCAATGGTTTTGACTTTGCTCCAGGCTGGCATACCTGCCATGGAGATGCGTTCCCGTTATCTAATAAGCCCGGTCAAACGGCCTTAAATGGCGCAATGCGGATGGGTAAGTCAATCGTGTCGGGTCACACTCACAGACTGGGGCTATCTGCCCATTCTGAGGCCTCTGGTGGCCGATACGGGCGCATAGTATGGGGAGTCGAGGTTGGCAACCTAGTAGACCTTTCAAGCCCTGGAATGGGCTATACCAAGGGTTATGCCAATTGGCAGATGGGATTCGTAGTAGGCACTTTGTATGGCAAGAGATTCACGCCTGAACTTATCCCTATCGACCCTAAAGATGGCTCATTTATTTATCAAGGCAAGCGTTATGGATGATTTATATGTCGACATTAAACGCACTATTGACGATCAGGTAGATGAGACAGAATTGTTACCGTTTCGTTATCTAAATCTAATCGACCAAGAGCTGCCACTAGGGTAACTTTCTCTTAGTGCCGAGATACGGCGCGAAGGGAGCAAGATGATTACCAACCACGATCACATAGTTTTACTTTCATTGCTTATCGGCTCATTGCCTGGATTCTTAATTGGATACGCCAAGGGGCATGAACACGGCAAGATTCAGGGCAAGATAAATGCCCGCCGCCTTATCAAGGCACAGACTCAGCACCAGGTTAACCGATGAACGCCCGTGACTACCTTAATGAGGCAAGAGCCACTATTCAAGACCGGGGAGCGGACTACGGACATCCTAGTGACAATATGCAACGCACCGCCTCATTGTGGAGTGCATACTTGGAAGTGCCAGTTAACGATTATCAAGTTGCAATGTGTATGGCGTTGGTCAAAATCGCTAGAAGCATGGAAACTGCAAAGACAGACACTTACATCGATCTCGTCGCATATACGAGCCTAGCCGCGCAGTTACATACAGAGGAGAACGATTTATATGTTTAATTTAGAGGATTACGAAACAGTCGAGGAACGATTAGTTAAATATTGGAAGGATCACCCAGATGGTCAGATTCATACGAAGTTGCTGGATTCAACTGCTACTCGCTTTATCGTTGAAGCTAGTATCTATAGAACTGAAGCAGACTCTAGGCCTTGGACTACTGGCCTTGCTGAGGAAACAGTCCAGGGGCGTGGAGTCAATGCGACATCTGCTCTTGAAAATTGCGAGACGAGTGCGATTGGCCGCGCACTCGCAAATGCAGGCTACGCTACTAAAGGAAAGAGAGCGAGTCGCGAGGAAATGTCTAAGGTTGCAGCAACGCACCAAGTAAAGGCTAACATCGAGCAAGTAAAGGCCAAGATGGCTGATACATCGAAGGAATACATACCAGTACCAAAGGAAAGTGATCCATGGACAGTAGAAGTGACAGCACCAGTTCAGACTATGGAACAAGCAGTAGAGATGGTGAAGGATGTCCTTGGTGGCACGCCGATAGACGAGAGCTGTATTCATGGTGCTCGGATATGGAAAACGGGAACTTCTAAGGCCGGTAAGGCTTGGGGAATGTGGAAATGTACCGCAGCTATAACTCGAGATATGCCTGGTGGAGATGCAAAGCCATGCGACCCAATCTGGTACGAGATTAGCAAAGATGGAACATGGAAGCCGCAGGTGAATCGTGGGTAAGTTATTCTTTCAGAATCAAGATAACGAGTGGGAGCAATTCCCTACAGATCAAGAACTTTACATGGCTAAACAGTCAGCCCATGACTTACAAGCTTTAGGGTTTGCCATTATCTGCCAGTTATGTAATGAACCCCCAACAGTCTCACAGATTAAACTAAGAGCCTTACAGAACGCATGGAAATGCGATAAGTGCGGCACGTTAAATTCTGCTGGAAAGGCATGACCTAATCCATGTCACAGAGTAGAAAGCATAGAGGATTCAAGTCAGT